TACCTGCTACAGATACTCCTATGATACCTTTAGTCACATAAATGGTAGGGAACTCTGCTAAGGAAGCCTTCTCTATATAAATAGAAAGATATGTCTTATCCGATTCCCTACCAGCTGTCATCTTTGGATACTGGCTAATAGGAGCCGCCTCATAAGGACGCTTAACTAGGCTGATACCACTATCAGTACTCTCATATGCGATAAAAGTAGCAGCTGGATCTTGAAGGACTGACCACGCTCTGCTACGCTTATGCGCTACTATGTAAGGACCAAAGGCAGCATCTAAATAAGTCTCTACCATCTTAACGCCAGGAATAGAAACTGTAGTATCTTCTGTTACTACTGCTACTACCGGGTTTTGTGTAGTTGTTCCTGTAACAGAATCTACTACCGCGCTAGGAACAAAGGGAACTACTTCTCCTGCTGGAGTTGTAGTTGTAAGATCCACACTAATAATAATAGGTGTAGTTGATACTACCTGACTCACAATATCAAGATCAGGCCCTGCTAATATAATCTCACCTCCTACTATCAGTATCTCTTTTTCCTCAATATTAGGAATATTAGACGTGACTACAGCCCCTGTAATGGTATTAACATTAACAGAGGCCTGTATAGGAGCTAGAAAGTTGGAGTTATAAGCTGGCATGATTCTCTCTACTTTGTGTATTGCGGACTACTATGTACACCTTCGTGCCTAATATGATCCATCTGAAGCATTACTATATTGTGATCCATTGAACTTATCTTATCTAGTAAGGCTACCATCCCGAATGATATACCTATTTGTGCTAGTCCTAGGATAGCTGCTAATATCTTCCAAGCGCCCTTGCCAGTATTGAGTAGGGCCTCGTCCCTTGTAGTATGAGTTTCAAAGGATGTATTTAGGGCTTTTAGATCTTTTCTAACTATCTCAATAGTCTGCGTATTGGCTAATAGGTTGCTATTCAGATTACTAAGGACAATTAGAAGAATACGCTTACCAGAATCATTTTCAGCAGCTATCATTGTATCTATATTCGCTGGATCAATATCAGTACCCATTCTAGGAAAGTGGATATCTTCAGTCATAGGAACCCCACATCTTTCTCTGCATCATCACAAAATGCAGCATAGTCAATACGAGCATATGATTCATGCAGCTTAGCTGAGGAGTCATCTCCTATGTCAGCAAAGACTTTAGCTACAGCCCTATTAAATACCATAGGCCATCCAGATTCTAGCATCCAGTAATCAGGGGCCGCATCAGTTAGTATAGGAGGGTACTGGTAAAAGCCTACATCTAGTGTAGGAGCTAGTTCAGTCATTGCTATCTTGATACCAGCTCCTGCCACATAGTACTTATCATTCATATCGCAATCAGTACCAAGTTCCTTAGCAGATAGTCTATCAAGGTACTTCTTAGTGCCACCGCGTTTAATATACTTGATTCTTCTATAGCGCTCAAAGCCGGCAAATAGTAAGAGTTGCGTATAGTCTGTCGCAGTGATAGGAAGAAGTATCTCCATCACATCCCTAGAGAAGTTCTGATTCCCACTAAAGAAAGTAAGGGCAGCATTAACTTCTCTACGAACTGTCGCCAGTTTATCCGGGCGCTTGACAGCGGATAGTACCTCTGCCACTACTTCTGTGAAGTTCATAATCTTCTCCTAGGTATATACTACTCTTCGAGTTTCTCTAATGAAGAATTAGAAGATGCTGCAAGGTGCTCTAGCATGTCGTACTCTTCCTGAGTAGCAGGCTCAAAGATACCATCTGCATCTGGCAATACAATAGTGCCATTCCTCATTACAAGACGGCGAACATGATTACCTTGATACTTATTGGAACCTACATGCTTTGGAGGATCCTCATTAGCAGCTTCATTTGGTGTAGCTTTATTCGCAAGCATGGATATAATAGAAAGCTTTGTTTCTGTTGACATAATATTCTTTCACAGATAGATAAAGAAAAGCCCCACCACAGGCTATTGTTCAGATGGGAGTGGCATCATAGCTAGTAGTGGGGTTCCCTAACTTAGGGTAAGTTATGCAGCACCAGCGGTGAGGCCAGTAACAACAGCACAAGAGAATGGGCTAACAAGTTCTACAGCCAATTCTGTAGTCAACGAGCCGCCTACTGCATCCACGCCAGTAGAACCATTCTTATCACTTGCACCATACTCTTCAGCAGAAGTATCACGACCGTCCATGTAAGCCAGTTTCAAAGCTGACATGTCCATAACGAGCAAGGTACCTGTGAGACCAAGGCCATTCATCAAAGGATGCTCAACTAAGTTGATAGAGCCTTTATAGAATTGGAAGCTAGTATAGCGCATACCAAACTTAGTCTCAGAATTGGTCATGGTAATCTGACCATTCAAGCGCCCAATTTGGTTCAGCACACGAATAGCTGTAGCATCACCAAAGGCGATACGCTCCTTAGGATTACCAATGTTCACAGAGTACTGGAACGCAGGCTCTACCAAGGCTACGAGCTGATCGTACGTTGTGGTGGCTCCGGCAGCATTGCTGTTAGCAGGCGCATACTGCTCAATAGCATCCAAGACACCTTGAGTAGCATGGATAGGAGTAGCGCCACTAGTATCCATCTTAGGCTGACCCCAGATAATGGCTGACTCGATATCAACGCTATGGAACATAGAGCAATCCTGACGATTCTCAGCGATGTTGCTAATGCCCATCTCAGCGTAAGAAGCACGTGCTGTATCAGTAAGAGCCCAAGCGTTACGGAAGATCTGTGTGAAGTTAGGAATGTACTCAGTGCTCAGACGACGAGCAGTTGGGCGATTAGAACCTTCTTCGAATGCAGTACCTACGTTGATGAGCTTATCTGCAGCGTTCATAGCAGCTGCTGCAACACGACCAAAGGCCCGAGTAACAACGAAATCTGTACCATTGGTGATAGATACAACACGGACATTCTCAAGCGTACGAGCATTAAAGAACAACATGCCTGGTGTGATACCCACAGTAGAAGTAACTACAACAGTAGTAGCTCCAATTAGGACACCAGCACCAAGAGTGAAGGTCAGGAAGGTCATGGTCTTGGAGAAGTAACCATGAGTAGAAGACTTCGCGCGGCTTTTACCAGTCTGCGATGTAAGCGCAAACATAGGAGCAGAGCCATTGGGGAAGCGGCGGAGAAGCGTAGCAGCGAATGAACGAGCATTCAGCTCAGTAGGATTGCCAGTATTGGCATTAAATACACCAGTAGCGAGGGACATGATTATTCCTTAGAAAGGGATTGATGGAAGCAAAACGAATGGGTAGAAGCTTACTCCTTAGAGTCGAAGAAGGCATCCCAGTCAGTAGACTGTTGAGTGCCTTTGCTCTGAGGAGTAGTAGAAGAAGGGTTGACGGCCCGACTAAGCTCAGTGATATACTCTTTAGCACGCGTAGCTACTTCCTGAGGGGAGGCATCTGGGTGCTGTCGTTGAATATCCTGAGCTACTTTGATGAGTTCTTTGCGAACTACTGGGTGATCGAAATTAGCCATGCCTGTCATAGCATTTACTGTAAGTTCACTCTTGACCTTACCGCTAAATCCTTTGTTGTTGAATGCTTCGCGAGCTTCAGTGAACTTATTAGTCAGCGTAGAACTATGAGACAAGGCTGATTGATAAGCCTGGCGTCCTGCGTGTTCAATGAGCTGCATAATAGCTTTACTATCACCTGCTTCTGCACGTTGCATAATAGCTGGATCTACCCCCTGCATAAAGTTAAGAGATCCTGCGGCAGCAGTAAGAGCAGCATTATCTAGTGCAAATTGCGGGGCAGTATCCTGCTGCGTGGGTGTATCATACATCTTAGCAAAAGGAGCCAGTGGGTCAACTGGGGTGGTTGAGTCATTGGCATTATTGGGTAGCGTAGCACTAGGCTTAGCAGGAGCTGCAACAGGAGGCGTAGTAGGTGCAGTAGGTGCGGGTGCTTTAGTAGCAAATGGGTTCATAGAAGCAAAGTCGAAGGCCATAATAAATACTCCAGGGGAAAGAAAGATACTGCTTACGCAGCTTGGATTTGTAGAAGAGTGTTAACTGCTTCTAATCTGCCCTTCACAAGAGCTAACCTGCGAAGATAGGATTCAGGGGTCTCATTGATCTCAGCCTGGCCATAGACTATATCCTTAATAGCATCATTGGCAAGGGCTGTGAGATACTTCTTGACAGCCGGCATAGACAGCGCATCAGCCACTATCGTCTGTTCTGTCTCTGAGAGTGTCTGTGCTGGAAAGAGTTCTGTTGACATGATATTCCTTAAGGAGTTCCTGGCATTGCAATAGGAGCCTCTGGTGGCATTATAGGAGCAGGGCTAGGTGGAGCCTGAAGCGGAGCGGCTAGGGAAGCAGCTTGTAATCCCTGTGGAGCAGTAGGCTGTTGGTAACGAGGATCATATTCCTCCAATCCCCTAACACCTTGCAGCTGAGCCAGATGTGCGACCATAGAAGGAAGCATAGCACCATACTGCTGTTGCAGGATCTGAGAAGTAGAAATGAGTGTAAGAATTCCAGTGATGGCTTCTGTGGAGGCCAACTTGCTCTTAGGAGTAACACCATCGGCTATCTTGAATGCAAGAACTTGCTGGCGCAGCATTGCCAGGTCGATGTTAATAACATCCCCAGTCTTCTGTGAGATCACTACAGCATCATCCCCATATTGGAAGATATTCAAGGCAAGAATAGACTTCAAAGGTGAGAATACTTGATGCTCAAGACACAGAGCAGGTAAGCGCAGCCTATTATCTGAGCCGGCCATAGTATCATTCCACTCAGATACGCTCTTATTACCCTTCTGAAACTGCCCTTGCTTAGGTCCATTAAGGCCATGCAATTCTTTGCTGAAGCCTACAATCATCTGGGCATCGGACATTACATTCTCTAAGCCCCGGTTATCGAAAGGCAATTGATGATACACATCACTGAGCTTCTTATTAGCCAGTGCGCCAATACGAGCTGGGATCTTAGGAGCAGGCCCTTTGCTATTTACATCTTTCTCTGTAATATAGGAAGGGTCATAGATAGCTCTATCAGATACAGCACGCCTAGCTGCTGCAAAGCGAATATTGAAGAGTGTAGAAGCAGCTTTCTGGAATGGGATCTCACCTTCTGCCACTGACTGTGTCTGATATCCTAGGCCATCTTCAATGGGCTGCCCAAATAGAATTGGGAGATAGTCATAGGCTGAGATGATTCGCTTAGCAGCAATCATTATAGAGCCATTGATGATTATGAACTTCCAGATCTGCGGAGTATTCTTCTGAGGTGCAGTGATACCAAACTCTGAAGGCATAATCCTAGCATACAATGTGAACTTCTCATACATAGTACCATATGAGGCCCCACGCGAGGAAGAAGTCTTATCGGCGTCAAAGTAAGCATCCCAGTCTACCCCATTCTTCCCTACCCCCATGCTTGTAACATAGTTAGAAATAAGAGGATCATCTACGTAGCTACTAGAAGAATAGTTACCAGTATTAGCTGCAAGCACCTTATCGGCATTATAGACATCATTGCTAGCTGTGAGCTTATTCAGCAAACGCTTCAATTTTGTCTTAGAGATGAGCTCTACATAACCTGCATAATCTCCTTGCTCTGCAATGTCACCAACTGGAACATCAGTATCTCTCACTACATTGCGCATATTTAAGCGCTTGATCTTAGTGAAAGACTTCTTAGTTCTATCTATCTTGCGGCCAGTACCACTTTCAAAATCCCCTACTGTGGAGAATTGGTCAATACTGTCCCACTCAACTTCTATTGCCGAGTAGTTGTATTTGACCCCGTCACGTAGAAAAAGCAAGAGTTGGCGAACATAACCACCTAGAGTAGCATGGTCATCAAGAAGGGTTTCAAGTTGTTCAGCATATTTCTTATTTGAAGGGTTAGAGACAACAGGGAATAGAGGATAACCTGAAAGGAATACGTCAGCCAAGTAGGCTGTATAAGAGTCCACCTGGGATACTACCAAGGGGGGAGTAACATCATCATCGTTGAATACATTACCGCAAGGGGTATTCCTTGTATCTACGCCATTATTAGGTGTATCTCCATACTCTTTATAGCGAGCATAGGCTACATCTATCTCATTCATCTTTAATTGCAATTCTCCTTGGCTCCTATGAGCCGTAAGAACACCCTGAGCAAAGTCTATGACAGTACGCTGGGCTGCTACTGTGAGCTTAAGAGCCTTGCTTGCTGAGTTAGTTGGTGTATCAGTTGCCATGTTATTCCTTGCTGTTATAAAAGTGAGTAGGCAGGGCCTAGAAAGGTGTATTATTCAATAGAACTGAGGCTCTTTTCTCTAAGCGTCCCATAGTCTTCAAGTTTGTCACAAGATGCCAGTACTGATTACGCACATCTAAGCCATAAGCTACGCAATCCAGTATATCATCCTTATTATCCTTCTTCCCTATCTTATACTTCATGGCCTGCCATGTAAAATCTGCCCTTGCAGATGAAAAGAGGTAATAGTTTGTCGCATAAAGTTCTGCTACAAAGAGACGAATACGAGATTCCTTGCTTCTTCCTGCTGGCTTCAATGGTACTACGTGGATTCCAGTAAGATTCCAGTCCAGGATATACTTATTGAACCAATAAAGTAGTGTCTGCTGGTAGCCAGTCTCTTCAACGCCTATTAAGGAGGCTCCATGCTCCAGTCCTAGCTGCAGGGCTCTGATAATAAGCTGCTCAGGGTCCTTGATTCCAGCATCTATCATGCATACAGCTCCTTTTCCATCATGGACATAGTGAACAGTGATCACATTATCATCCGAATTGTCCCTAAAACCAGCTGGGTCAATCGTAATAAAGACTCCATCAGGCTCTATCTCACCCTCATCTCCTGGAAAGGCTGGGATAGCCTCATGTAGTAGAGAAGAAGATCTAGATACAGGATCATTCATGATCTCAGCGAACCATACATCAGCCTCTCCTAAGGCCTCATCATGGTAATAGGACTCCATGAGAGAGTCTAATGAGTGTAGATCTGGCCAAAGTGGCTGTCCATCTTCTTTGATTGCACCAGTTACAAGAGAAATCCAAGTAGGATTATTCTTCAACTGGAATAGGATACAGTCCTCTGAGTACATATTCCCTACGTAGACTATGAGTCTGTCCCCCATAGGGGCTATAATCTTCATAGTTGCTACTAGACGCTTCCTGAATTTCAAGCGATCAGTAGGTGAATCATCATTCTCTTTAGTCTGTGCATCATCACAGAAGATCAAATCCGGCCGCCTGTGCTTAATATTAATACCCCGGATAGCAGAATCAGCTCCCTTGGCTGCTAGAATAACACTTCTTCCGTGGTATAAACACTTCTTAAGCTCCTGTGAATCAGTACTTAGTTGCCCTTCCCAGTCTCCATAGACTAGCCTTGCATTGTCTGAGCATAGCATATCATTCACATCAGATAGCAGCTCATTCGCAAGAGGCTGGTTAGCGCAGAGTATGACAGCAAAGCTTATCTTATCATAGACAATAAGCCAACAGATGATAACCTTGATGAAGGTAGTCTTAGCATGAGCACGAGGGAGCCCTAATGCAAAGCGTAGAATCTTCTTAAGCTGATCAGGACTCCTATTTGTTAGGATCTTAAAGAGCCCACAATAGAAAGGAGGGAAAGGAGATACCATCACATTGGGAATCAGGAGACCGGCAAAGAAGTTAAGGTCATATTTGCCACGCTCTAGGGCCTCATCTGGCTTAGCGTGAACTAGCTCTGTTGTAAATTCTACTGATTCTTCTGGGAGATCTACCTCTACTGATGATAGCTCAGCCATTCTTCTTTCCTATCGCAGCAAGATAGTATGGAAGCGGAGTGGGAAGCGGCTTCTTAGTAGGAGTATAAAGCTTTTTAAGAGCCTCTGCTAGCTCCTGTGTGCGTTGTTTAGTGTATATCATGGCTGCTCCTTAGAGTTCGATTGGAAGTGCTGCTCTTGCTGCTTTGATATTAGCAAAGAGATTCTTTACGCCCTCAGATGATAGAGGAGCCATTGGCTCATTATCAATAGAGAGGATCTCAGCTTTTGAGTTCATATAAATAACTGGATCCTGGCGAAGAACATGAGAAGGTATAGTAAGCTGCACTACATTCATGGTGACTTGCTGTGTGGCTACTGGGTTCTTCCTGGAGAAGCGCTCATGCCTAATGCGTGCTACTGTTTCTAACGCTCTGGAGATAGCAGGAAGCTCTGAGCCTGGTATAGCATCTTGGATAGCATTCACAAGGGCATGTTCTACTGCAGAGTACTTATCTTCCAGCTTGTCATCCACTGTCA